TTATCCTCTTATTATCAATGCTAATATAATGACCGTTAAAACGATTATTATAGCGATTAATGGTTGAAGCCACGGAAGATCACTCGATAAAGTTGTTAAAATGCTGATCGTATCGAATGCGTCCGTTTCGCTGTCTTGTATGCTTTCATTAAAAGCGTCGCTGTTTATGTATGATACGCCTGTTATTGTTGTAAATGTAGCTAAAATGATTATGAAAACGACGATAAAGAATAATACATCTTCTTTCATGTTATCCCCTCGTTTCGTTATTCCCGCCAGTAAACATATTTACTACGAATCTAGCAAACAATAACAATAATGTTATTGTGATCGCGCCAGTTATCCACATTGGAATATAACCAAATGACGTAAGCATGAAAATAAGGAACATCATTCCAAGTAACGCCATTGGCGGAAAATAAGGAGTCACAATAAAGCATATTATCGCTAGTATAAGCATCATTATCCCGAAGACTGTCGCAAGATCCAAAACGATACCTAAACCCATACCCTCTAGTTGATTTGCTATATCTTTAGGTATTAAAGTCGTTACTGGTGTTATTTTTGTTGCGCATATAGTGGATTCCGTTTCTACAGTCCAGTAACAGATCCCGCTTACATTATTACCGACATGATAAGAATCGTCAGAATCGCAAAAAGCCTCGCAGTTTTCAATATAAGGAACATAAGCGTCATTTTCTATGCAATCTGTACTAAACCCGATGTCTTCGGTTATGCATAATCCGTCATTATTTAGATATGATCTAAAATAATGGAAATTTTCATTATTGCAATAAGATTCGCATGTAAATTTTGAAGATGAAATCCCATAACCGAAATCCCATAACTCGATGCATGTTCCTATATCGGTATAATCGGGATCAGAAACTTTAAACTGAAATTTATATTTTGTTCCATTCGTCATATTAAGATTTCCTAGATCGAAATAATATTGCCTCCATTCTCCCGTAGCCTCGCCGTTATATCTAAATATGAATTCACTATTATCATAATCCCATATTTCGAAATCGTAACCGCCTTTTACATCATCGTCACATGATGACGAATAACAAAAATCTCCGAGTGATCCAATGCCCCAAAATCCCGCGCAGTCATCCATTTTAAATTGTTGCGCTGGCGTGCTACATTTTCTTACGGTGTACCATATTTTAGAATTTTCGTATGGAAAAGTTATATTAAATTGAGTCGCTACAGTATCGTTTGAAGTATTAAGATATTCCCATGTTTGAGTTTGTTCTGTCATGTTTATGCATTCCCATTCGTTCGAACCAGTATGATTAAATCTAGCCTCGTATGGTTTTGGGGGCGCGTTCCATATTTTTACTTTAAAACCTTGTAGATCAATCCATGATCTGATTCTATAAGGGGACTGTCCAGATAATAAATTATCCATTGTTTCGATTGTTACGAGTTCCCATGCATCAGGAACGGTAACGGTTTTATTTACAACAAAAGGAACGCAGTTTATTACGTCCCATTGAGGCACGCAAATCGGAACGATCATCGTCGTTAAATTTCTGAAACCGAAATATGCGAATTCATCGAACGCCGTTATTCCTGTCCCTGTATTACATTCATCATATTCGTAATAACTTTCAACTATGCCGTTACCATCAGAACATAAACGTGAAATAGTATCGGTTTCATTATCGCAATCCGACCAAGAAGAGCAAGTTATATCAGGGTAATAATCAAGAACTGTAATATTTAGATAATTAAGATTTACCGTTCTTATACCGCATGCGCCTCCATTTGTTTGTCTATAAACAAGAACATAGTCATACCCTTCTATTAAATTTGTGACTTCTGTAAAAGCCGTATAAGATGCGCTAGTCGATTGTGTATATGGAACAATTGAAGAATCGTTTAATTGATAAATCGAAACTTCGCCACTTCCAGGACATCCGCCTATTATAGCCGATGCAATCCCTATATAATGATTGCCGTAAGTAGCTGTAAACGGCAAAAACCAAGAATAGTAACCAGCCGAGGCTAGATCTTCGGATCCGTCAGATCTTACAAGAGTGTTATCTATACAATTTCCGAAAGTATCAGAATCAAGATAATAAGAAACTGTAGCCATTCCAAGAGTATTATAAATGTAACCTAGAGAATCGAAACCATGAAATCGACCACTATTTATTGTGATATTTGCGGATCTTGTCGGGCATGTCGTAGAATGATCTAGATGTGTATTTGTGACGTAGTCCATTGTTATTCTATGCGTAAGGTTTTCGGTTATTAATGTTTGTGTATCTTTTCCGACATAAAGACAATTTGAAGTGCCTGAAATAGAGGGATTTATGTAATATTCAAAAGTAGTATATGGATCATAAAAACGACTTTCAAGCATCGTAGATGATGCGTTATCATAATACCATTTTTCTGTAGTTACGCAATTCGTATAATCATCCAGCCATAAACCGAAATCAATCTGCGTATCATTTCCAGCATCCGAAAGATAATAATTGAAATCGTATGCGCTGGATATTGGTATAATCAATAGTACCATTAATACAAAAATTAAAATTTTCCCTCTCATGTATAAAATAAAAGAAAAGAAGAAATAAAAAGCTTACTATTTTCCGACAAAGTCCCAATAGAAAGAATGTTCGCCTTTTTTCGGATTTTCACGATCAACTTTTACAAGATGACCCTTTGTTTTTTTAACGTCCCTGTCTTTTCCAGCTATAAATTTTTTCATGGGCACGGATCCGATAGTAGTTGTATATAATTTATCTTTTGTTTCGGGCATTGTAAACTGTATGATTGTAAAATCGGGTTTATCGCCGTCCATTACAACGACCATATTTTCTAAGTTTACAATAATTTCTTTTCCTACTAGATCTTCTTTTGTCACTCGATCTCCTTCGAGTTGTGGCTGAAGATCATCAGCCGAAACGATTTCATCGTTTTTCGCAGTCATTTTTCATCACCAAAATTTAAAATGTATGGAAGTTTTATATAGTTTTCCGAACTAATAATTTTATGATCTTTTTTTGGTTGATGCGAAAAAGTTACGGACGTATAATTCTCTGTATGGTATTTGGGTTTTTGTTATTGGGATCATCGATATTTGGTATTTTCTTGCTTTTGTTTTCTTTTGTACGATCTCTTGTATATTCTCTTTTTCAAAAACGAAAAAAGGCTTAAGCCAATAAAATTTTTTCTTAAAATTCTTAAAATTTAAATTTGGTTTTGTTCTTTTATCGGACGGCTCGTTAGTCATAACAAAATTTCTGAATTCCATTTCGAATGCTTGTTTTTGTTGTATTTTTGCCTCTCTTAATTGTATCATTCTTTTTACGGCGTATGAATCTGTTTCGTTCATTAAGCACTCATTAAATAATTCTTCGGATCCCCTAAACGCATGCCGTCCGCTTTTTAATATTTTTTTGTCTTTTAAAATATATCTCTTTTCGCGAACTAGATAAAAATGAGATCCTGTTTTTTCTTTTGCGAATTTTCCAAGATCCTTACTATCTTCAAGTTGTGGGCATTTTCGCGTAGTCGCGATGCTGTCCGTATCGCAATATAAAACATAAGGCTCATTTCTTTTCATTTCATGATATAAATTTAATCTTGAAATAGCCGTTATCCACGATGCGATAACAGGGTTAAACATGCCTGCGGGATTTTTTACTTTTATTGATTTCCTAAATCCTTGACCGCATACATAACCGCCTATTTCTATCCTACTTGTATTAAGCTGGATGGTTTTTCCATATAAAGAATTTTGTATAGTTTTATTAAGCATATAATCGACTGGATTTTTTGCGTTTCTTTTTCGTTCGTAAAAATGATTTACAAAATCTTTCATGTATTTTTCAGATCTTCCATTATAAACATATCCATAATTTACTTTAAAACTTGTAGCGACTTCCTTTATTGCTAGTGCTTCCATACCAGTAACCGTAAGATCTTTAAAAGTACCGCATGGAAATTGAAGTAATCTATTTTTATCGTAAGGTAACGGCGATATTTTCATTTTTGGAATCTCGCAATCAATATTAAAAAAACCAAAATAAGACGGTGTTTTGGTTTTCATCCATTTATCTTCTAACGGTATTATTATATTTGACATTGAATATGGATAACTGGAATTTATATCGTAAAATGTAACATTTTTAGAGTGTCCGAAAGCAAAAGCTTCTGTACGTCCGCCATGATATGATTTAAGCGCCATTGTTATAATTTTCTTTTGTGGTGTTGCTATTTTTTCCTTAACAAAATATTTTTTAAAAATCTTAGCAGATAAAGAAGCTACAGATACGCTATATCTCATAGGTATGTCAAATTCTTTATGATATGATTTTATTTTTAAGGCTAGTTTATAACATATTTCAGCATCTAGCATAGCGTATTTAATAAAATAATCCATTTCTGATTTTTTAGGTTTTCGTTCTCCTAAATAAGTTGGTCTTATCATTTTTACTTTTTCATATTTTATAAATTTCCCAGCTTTTTTTAATGACATTTTAAAAAATGGGAACGTATCAGCGAAGATTAAACCTTTTCCTTTTTGTTTATAGAACATAGCATAGCAAGGATGCGGATAAATCATAACACAAAAATAATCATTAAAAAAGAATTTTTTATTTTCATTATCAAGGATCATATTTCCAAAAGATACGCCTAGATCAAACGAAAGATTATGAGCATAAAGATAAGATCCGTTACATTCCTGATAAATAAAATCTAGGATCCTTTTTTCATCCCATCTATATACGATCTTGAATATATTTTTATCTTCGCCGTAAATCTGTAATGAATAGATTTTGCCGTTAACTGTTTCCGTATCATAACCGTAAACCCTAACATCTTTAAATTTATTTTTATATGGTTTAATCGGCTTGATCTTGCCCTGTATTCTTATCTGGTCGATTTTCATATCATATCTTTTAAATTTTTTACCGATTGGCTTTGAGTTTCTAAACTAAGATCGTTATAAACTTGTCTTCTAAGTGGTGTTAAATATTTTTTATCATGAATTATAATTCGCTCTTCTTTTATTGAACGAATAAACATGTAAGGATGATCTATATTAAAAAGATAAGTAGTGTAATAAACCGCTACGCCTCGGCTTCGTGAATATCTATTATACGAGCATGGTAAATCATTAATCCAATAATGAAAAATAAAAGTTTCGCCGTCTTTTTCATAAGACGCGCGGATCCTGAATAAAATATCCATTCTATATTTTTTTACGTTCCAATATCTATCGTTTGTTTTGTTAGAAACATTAACGTCCTCGAATTTGTTTACTCTTGCTGGATTTCCTTGTAAATCATAAATTTTAAAAGATTTTTTTCTAACTTTTTCTTTTTTGAATGCTTTTTTAATCGTAACAGTTTCGCCCCTCATATCAATAAAATGAATGGAAGAAATATAACCTTTTTAGTATCTTTTTTATATCGCGCATCATCGATCGGCTCTAATAAAATCTCCGCGCGAGGTAAAATGTCGAAGGGGCAATCTTCAACAATAATAATTTAAAACTGAAAGTTTAAATTCTTACATGATTACGATTTATATAAACATGAATGACAAGAGGGTTTATGATAATATCGCGACGATTTTATTTCCATTTTTTGAAAAATGTTTCGTTTCGGAAATTCGTAACGTCATGATACCCATGAATCAAAAATTTAAGAATGAAATAATAAGAGATCTAGCGCCTGAAATTTCATTTAAAAATTATAAGGATCAATTACTTATCACTACAGGCTTAGAAGATAAGATCCATGATTTTTTGATCATGGATATAACTACTATTAAAAATTTCCCAAATACATACAAAGATAGAGCGAAATATTTTATTAAACAAACAAGATGGGGCGAGAAATTTGATGTAAGACATAACGATAAATATTAATTACATGCTCTTTAAATCGTCATTTTTAGCTCTTTTTTCTGCGCCAGCCACTTTTGTGTGTTTAATTGCATATACGTCGCCATTTGGCGAAACATAAGCTTTTGTGTAATAAACTCTCTTCGATCTCTTTTTAACTATTACGGTTTCATTTTTTCCTTTCATGAAAATAAATAGCAGGGAAGATTTAAATAAAGGCTAAAATTAAGGCGGTTAATATTAAAACACAAAGCGCAGAAACTATAGATATTAAAAGACCATGAAAATCTTTTTTCACGGCGCTATTTAACATAGCGAACGAGCATATAATAATTATTACCGCACTCACAAGGGCATAAACTCTTAATGCATGGCTTCTTAACGAATACTCAAAATTTATATAAACAGAATCACACATGAAAACGGAATTATCAAGATTCGAATATCCACATACAGAAATATTGTAATCTGCGTTTTCATTATTAGATAATTCTGTCGGATAAATAAAATAAGATGTTGTATGATTTACATTAACAGTATGCTTTAAAGTTCCATTAATTGTAACATTACTAACGTTACAGGTTGTATTTATTTTATATTTAATTTTAAAAGAATTAACGTCTTTAATAAAATCGATTATTGGCTCTATAATATTTACTAAAACCGTTTCACTAGTTGGTATAAACGTAACTGGAAAAGTCATAGGGTTTTCGTCATAAACTCCGCTTACGCCTGTTAACTGATACCAATCATCACAAACACCATCATAATTAAGATCATCACAAACATCTGAAAACTCGCTAGCTGATGTATTCCCATACCAATTATTATCAAAAAACGCAGTATTATTATCGAATGTACCAGCATCGACTCTGAACATGTCATTAAATGACGTAGTTGTATTAAAAATATTTCCTGTAAATCTTATTTGCTCATGAGTATTATATGCAGTATCAAAATAAAATAAATCATAGCCGTTATCTTCAACCCAATTTAATATGGTATTATTTATAAAATTAAGATTGTATGTATCATGTTGAAGCCATAAAAAGGGATCAGAATTTACTAAAGGATAAATTATAGTATTATTTAAAAACATTAAATTTTTATCTCCAGCTTGATCAGGTCGTATAAAACCGACGCCTCCTGTTGATGCGGTTATATTAAATGTATTATTTTCTAAGAGCCAATTTTCCCCTACATATCTAAAAGATGGGTTAGAATCAATACGCCCTTCAAAATATGAATTTATTACAGTTATATTATTAGGTTCATTTCCAAAAGTATTATATAGTTTACTCATAACAACATATAAATTTTCATAATAAAAAAGTAAATGATTTAAACTATATGTAGAAGTTAAAGCAGTATCAAGGCTATTGACTATAAGATTTTTAACGGTTAAATTTCCTAGTCCAGGCGAAGCCACTCTTACTAAAAAATTCATATCAGTACCACGCGTAACCTGAAAATTATTCCCTTCAATCCATACATCACTAGATGTAATAGTAAAACAATAAACCGCGTTGCATGTTATATCGGCTGTTATGTTATAAATTCCGCCTGATGCAAGAATACCGCAAGCAGAAACATCGGGATCAATCAAAATATCTTTTCCATCAATGTTAATAGTAAAATTATATTTTTCTGCGTAATTTGGAGGCGCTAAAAATTCAATTCGATATAATTCTTCTTTATTTGTTATTGAGGTTTTTAATTTACTATCAAAATTTAAACTCATGCTCATTAATTGAGTATTCTTTTTTGTATCAAATTTTAATTTAGGCGAAATTATTTTACTTTTAAGATCCTTAGAATTTTTAGGTATAATATAAAAATCATGGTAGCATTCCCTCATGGGTTTTTCGGCATACCATACGCATGTTGAAGAATAATTTGTTTTTATCCATACATTACCTCCGTCAATTGTCATATCTTCGGCGGTTGCTATTGGAACAATTAAAAATAGCAATAATACAAAAATTAAAATTTTCCCTCTCATGTATAAAATAAAAGAAAAGAAGAAATAAAAAGGTTATCCCTTTAGAACTGAAACCAAAGGGATATTTAAGATGCAATTATCTGTTTTGACGTCATCTAGTCTTTTTGACCTTACCGATTAAGACGTAGACAACAATCATCAACACAGCTAATGGTACCAGTATGAAGAAAAGCGTAGGTACAAGATCCCAAGTAGTTTGTGTGGTGTCGTCGCCTCCTAAAGCCGTCATGTTTACACCAGTCCAGCTAGTGTAAAATGTCCCAGCAATAGCGCCGAAAACGGAAGCCAAAATGATAAGACCGATTATGAGATAAATAATATCGTTTGTCATTTTCTCAACGGAATTAACCATTTTATCATCCTCCTAAATGTCTATTGATAAGTAGATATAAAAAAGAAACCAACTATGTATTTAATATTTAAAGTTTTAACGACAAAAAGGAATTATGATTTATTTAACGAAAACGGATTTTTTAGTAATGTTAGAATTTCAATTCCAAAATAAAAATTTATCTTTTGAAAAAATAGAAAAAGAAATAAAGGATAGATGTAACCGAAGCCTACGAATTTCTATAGATTCTTTAATCTATTACGACGTGCTAAAAGAAACAAGAATAAAAGATAAAGGAAAAATTAAAAAAGCATATTCGGTTACTGAAAATGGGATTCGTTTAATAAATATACTTAGAAAATTAGGGGATAGAAAATGAATTTTTTAAATAAAGATAATGATAAAACTGGCGATGTAATTAAAGTTTTAAAGGTATCGACTAATAGCGACGCTGAAATATTAACAGCGAATTTACATAATAATGTTATTACTGTCGATTTTAGTTCAGAAACTTACAGCGTACCGAAGACATGTAAGCATTTTTTCTGGACTGTAAAAGGTACATTAAAATCAAAAATCTTTAAATGCTATTTACTTGTTCATGGGATCCCTCATGCCGTAGATCTTGACGATTTGATTAAATTATCTGATAATTATAATAAAATTGTACAAACAAAATTCCGACCCGAAGATCTTAACTCCATGATGAAAAGCAAGATTATAAGCGATTTTCTAAACGTATCATCTTCTCTTAAATGGTGGCTTATCTTACTGCTTTTGGGGGGCGGTATAACTATTGGCGTTTGTATAACATTCCTTTTAATTATTGGAGGCGTCGTTTAATGGCTAAGAAAAAAGAAGATTTAATTACAAACGTAGACATAGACGAAGATGTAGACTCGTTAGATCAAGCACAATCGCGCGGAATGATGGGTTTAATGAACGTGAAACCTCAACATCTAGGAAAACTTACAGAAATCGAGGACGATCTAGAATTAAAACAAGTATCAGTAATAAAAAGCATAGCTAGAGAATTCGAAATTCCATTGATAAAAAGTTTTTTGCATGATTTTTTAGAGTTAAAAATTTCATTAAAAAGACAAGGACGTACCGAGGCGAAAGATGTATTAAGTTCATCGATACGACAAAAAATACAAGAATCTATGGGATCCGCTTTAGGACGCGTCAGGGGGATGATGGGATGAAATCTAAAAAAGAAGATCATAAGAAAATCAAAAAACGAATAGTCGGAAGAATGAGTTTAATGACACTTATTGCTTATGTTCCGCTATTTGCTTTTATCTATTGGATCGGACTTGAAAAAATAATAAAATCAGGTAGCTATATCAATAGTGAGCAATATTTAATAGCTTACATTCTTCTAGCTGATGGTGTCGCTCATCTTATCGTTTTGTGTATAAGTTTCGTCTTACTAATTATCTGCATGATGAACATTTACACAAAAATTTTTGAAGATCTAAGAAAGTTAAAGGTGTAACATGTCACTAATGGCGATTACTGGAAATTTGGGACAGGGAAAAACCCTCCTTTTAATTTATTATGGACTCCGAAACAAATTAATCCATAAACGAAACGTATTCGCAAATTTACCAATTAAATTTTATGACGGAAAAAAATTAGTCGGAAAAGCGCAATTAATCGAGGACCCGTCGGAAATCGAAAGCCTAGAAAACGGCGCATTTCTAGGCGATGAACTATGGGCATGGCTTGACGCTCGCAATTTCGGGAAAAAATCAAATCAGCTTTTAGCGAAGATTCTTTTAACGTCTAGGAAGAAAAGCGTACAGATCTTTTACACTACACAAACGATAGACCAAATGGAAAAAAGAGTAAGGGACATAACCGATTTCGAAGCCGTCCCAATGCTTCTATCCAAGAAAACAAAATGCCGAGTAACAGTTTACCAGCTATTACGCGGTAAACGTATCAGGATCCTTAAAACTTTTCAGTTCAGAACACCTGAATTATTTAAAATGTACGATACGAATTATATTATAGAAACTAAGGGGATGGTATGAAAAACGAAATAGCAAGTTTCAAGGGAAAAAACGCAATCGGTAATATGTGCTTTATGAACAATGTTAAAAAATATAAAAAATCTAATAAAGCTTTTAAGCTAAATAATAAATTCTTAGAATACGAAAAGAATTTCGTAAAAGTAAAATCATATAAATTTGAGGACGTGATTAGAAATGAGTGATGAACAAACTTTTGAAGATATGAAAAAAGATACAATTATAAAACTAATGTCAATTCAAAAAGAATTTGGAAGACTAATCGATGACATGGAAGAAACAAAAACACCAGCCGATATAAACGAGTTAGTCGCTAAATTTGGAATAGATGTAGCATTGAAAATTGGGAAAAGTATGCTTAAGTTTTAAGCCATTTCGTCTAGATCATCTTTTTTCGGTACTCGATGAATTCTATACTCTTTTTCTATTTCTTCTTTTTCATCGATTTCTTTATCTTCGTCTACAGGCAAAAGAAAAAGTTTCCGAAGAGTTTTGCTATCCATATTTAAATTATAAATTCAATGTTTTTAAATGGATTTGAAAATGGCTATTTTGTGTATTATCGTAATGCTAATGTTATTAACACAAATTTATTTGCTTCGTGAGGATCTTAAAGAATGTGAATCATCGTTTATCATTAGTGTAGAACAAAAAATAAGTTTAATGGATCCCAAATATGATCCATTCAATGAAACTCTAGAATTTCCGTTCAACTCGTCTCTGTCTTTTTCTTCTTCATACTATCACTTTTCTGAATACTAA